GCCGGACTTCGCGATCGCTTCCTGCAGCTTCGCCTCGGCGACGCGCACCTTCCCCGCCTCATCCATCTGGCGCAGGCGTGCCCGCGACAGCGCGCTGGATGCGGCGGCGACTTCGCCGTTGAGCTTGCGCAGCTCGGCGGCGCCGAGGTTCGCGCCGGACGACGACAGCGCCGCCTTCATGTCCTTGCCGAGCGCGCGGCCAGCGCGCGCACCGGCGGCCTTGAAACCACCCTCGAAGGTCTTCGCGCCGGCGGCTCCCGCCAACTGCGTCTCCTTCGTCACGCGGGCCTTGAACCCGGTCATCACCGGGAAGATGCTGACGTGACCGGAACCGACCTCGGAGGACATCAGCACCCCCTCGGGTCAGGACGAGAAGACCAGGCCGTCGTCGAGGGCGGCCTGCGCTTCTGCGATTTCCGCGGCATCCGCGGTCTGCTTGTTCTGCCGCGGGAGCGCCCACGGCATCAGCTTCTTCGACGCCTTACTGTCACCGATCGTCGCGATCAGCGTCAGCAGGTCGAGCGTGGAGGCCGGGTACGCCCAGCCCGCCAATTCCGCGCCGAGCAAGGTCGACGGGTCGGCGGCCGCTCCCTCGAGGAGCAGCTTCGCCTCGCCCCAGAGCAGGCCGTCGCCCAGGTCCGAGATCCCGACGCCGAACGCCCGCAAGGTGCGGGCGGCGACGCCGCGGTGCTCTCGGATGATCTGGGCGACGGCGATCATTCCGGGAAGGCCGCCTGCTGGACGCGCTGCAGGGTGCGGAAGAACTTCTCGGCGAGGATCGCGCCCTCGACGAGATCGCGCTTACCGAAGTCGTTCGCGGCGTCGTCGCCGCTGACCTTGCGCAGGATCGCCTTGAACTGGTCGACCGGCGCGGCGCCCTCGGACTGCAGCTCGTCGACCTCGTCGAGCGAGAGCGTCAGCGGGACCTCGACGATCGAGCCGTCGGAGAGGCGGCCGATGAATCGGCGCTCGACGATGATGTGGCGCACGTTGGGGACGGCCGCGAGGATCGCCTTCTCCTCGTCCTCCTCCGACCAGTTGTCGAAGTCGTAGACGGGCGCGTCGGTCTTGGCGGTGGTGGTCTTGGTCGCACTCATGGCGTTCTCCTTGTCGGGTTATCGGGTGGGTGTCGGGTGGGGTGGGTGGTTGGCTGGCCGGGGCGACCCGACGACACCCCGGCCAGCCGGTCTGTCAGCCCGCTTCGGGCAGGGCGCCGGGCACGGCCGGGCCCCACGACCAGAACGGGGCGTCGTTGAAGAGGGGGTCTTCCTGCCAGGTGAACGTCACCGCGGAACCCTCGACCTCGCCGCGGGTCTGCTGGTCCGGCTCGACGGCGGTCACGGACGCGACGCCGACCTGGCGCTTCTCCTTGCCGCCGCGGTAGCGGGTGATGACGTAGAGGATGAACCGGTTGTCGGGCAGCGACGAGGAGACCTCGATCACGCCGTTCTCGTCCGGTTCGGCGCCCTCGATGAGCTGCTGCACGTGGGCGTTCTGCTCGGCGAGGTTGATGACGACGGCGCGGGTGCCTTCGCCGGCGAGCGTGTAGCCCTTCTGGAAGAACTCGATCGCGTCGCCGGTCTCGCGCGACGGCGCGGGGCCGCCGTCGACCTTGTACAGGCCGAGGCGCTTCGCAGCGACCGGGAGCACGAGCGGGCTCGCTCCGAGGTCGGCCTTCTCGATGACGTTCGCGGACGCGACCGGCGCGAACGCGGCGACACCGGTGATCGGTACGCCAACGGCCTCGAGGTCGTTGCCCTGGGAATCGGCAGTCATGGGTGTTCTCCTTCACATGAAGAAGGCCCCGCGTGTGCGGAGCCGATGGGTGGGTGAACGGTCACGTCGACTGCCGACGTATCCGCGTATCGGGTGGACGGCTCACCAGGAGCCTTCGACGACGTACTGCGCGGTCATGTACTGCCGCGCGACGTCGAGTTCTTCAGTGACCGCGTAGGGCCCGTTGCATCCGTCGAAGTCGACTCTCGCGATCGGGCTGCCGACCGCGAGCGGGAGCTCGTCGTCGAACAGCACCGATGCCAGCCAGAGGGCGAGGTCGACGATCGGAGTCGGGGCGTTCTTGGATCCGCCGAGCACGGATGCGCCAACCGAGCGGTCGAACGTCGTCCAGTCCAGGCGCGAGCCGGGGTCGACGCGGAGCACGATCAGCGGCCGCGGCAGCGGAAGCATCAGGTCCTCGGGTTCGGCGCCGACGACGTCGACGTCGTACCCGTCGGCGGCGGCCGCGTCCGACACGTAGCCCATGAGCCAGGTGACCAGCTCGGGCGGCATCACCCTCATCGCTTCGCGCCCTTCAGGCCGCGCGCCATCGTGCCGGTCTTCGACTCGATGAGCAGCGTCTTCTCGTCGGAGCCGACGACGCGCGTCACCCGCCGGTAGCGGGACTCGCGGTGCTCGATGTGGAGGCCCTGAACGTAGGCCTCGGTGTCCCGGGGCGCGTCTGCCTGCATCTTCGCGAGCGCCTTCTCGGCTACCGAATCGACCAGGCGCTCGACCCGCGGCTCACGCAGCACGGTCTCAAAGAAGCCCTCGTTGAACTCCATCTCGGTGTCACCGCTGCGAGCCATGGGCGTCCGCCTTCCGGTCAGCCGACCGCGCGGGTCAGCGGGATCTCGCGCGGCGGCGTCCACCCGGTGAACGGGTTCGTATCGGCCGCCGGCGGGATGCCGTCGATTTTGTAGATCGGGGCGCCGTCCGCGCCGTCGCGGATCCGGTCGCCCTTCTGCACGTCGAACGAGCCGTCGCAGAACAGCGACTTCGCCTCGACCGCCTGCTCACGGGTCGCGTCGCCGAGCAACGCGGTGGAGGTCTGCGCGACGAATGCCCCCTCGATGGGGAGCACGTCGGGGTTGGTCCAGTCGCCGCGCACCTCGCGGTTCGTCGTGCGGTCGCGGACGATGCCGGCGCGGAGCCGGTAGACGGTGTGGCCGTGGGGGAAGTGCATCAGTATCGCTCCGGCCAGAGGTTCGCGAGCGGGCGCTCGAGCGGGAAGCTGCCGCGGGCGAGGCCGGGCGCGGGGGCGGTCGTGCACAGTGCGCGCAGGGCTCGCCGCGGCTGCCCGTCGAACGCGGATTCGATGTCGGCGTAGTCGACGGATGCGGAGCCGATGCGCTGCGCCTTCACGAGGCGAGAGCCGCGCTCGGCGAGGTTCTTGTAGACGCGCTTCAGCACGGCGAGCGCGTCCTTCTCCTCTTCGCTGTCTTCGGCGAAAGAGAGGATGCAGGGGGCGATGTCGCGACCGACGATGAGGACCTCGCGTGCGAGGTCCTCATCGCTGCCGATCCTGTCGTGCGTGATCATGGCATCGCCCCCTGTCTGGTTACTTCTTCGGCTTGCCGACGAGGCCGACCGACTGGGCGTGCTCGACGCCCTCTTCGGTGAACTCGTCGCCCACCGGAGTGCCGCGGTACACGTACCGCTCGCCACCCGACTTGAGCGGCAGCACCGCCAGCGGTCCTAGGACCTGCAGCGCGTTCGCTGCCTCTTCGGCAGCGGCCAGGCGCTCGGCCTCGGCCTCAGCGGCCGCGTCAGCTGCCGCCTTCTGGTCAGCCGCGGACTTCTCGGCAGCCGCCTTCTCGGCAGCCGCCTTCTCGGCAGCCGCCTTCTCGGCAGCGGCCTTCTGTTCCGCGCTTTGCTGCGCGTTCTGGCCGGCCATCAGAGGCCCGTCCCCGTGAGCTGGACGCCGGCGAGGGGCTCGGTGACGACGGGCACCGTGACGCGGCGGCCGCGGATCTTGTATCCCTCGGCGTCGTCGTCGCGGATCGACTTGGTCTCGACACCGAAGTCGCCCGCGGAGGCGTAGCCGGGGCCACCGAGCTTCTCGTCGGCCATGCCGCCGAGGTTGTCACGGTCGACCAGGAGCGGGTTGGAGCCCTGGAAGTGCGGCGTGGTGGCCCAGGTGAGGCCGAGGGCGTCGATCGGCAGGTTGCCCTGGATCGCCGTCGCGCCGGTCTCGCGCGGGAGCGCCTTGTCGTTGATGAGCATGCCGATGACCTTGGCGTACTGGGCGGGGCGCAGCACGACGGTGTCGAGCTCGAGGCCGAGGCCCAGCTCGGCGCGCTCGGCCTGGATGGTGAGAATCGCCTCGACCGCGGCTCCGGCGGTGTCCCACTCGGCTTCCGAGTTGAACGTGCTGGAAACGCGCGACGCGATGACCGCCATCGTGACCGAGTCGACGAAGCGGATGATGGTGTTGCTCACCCGCAGGATGCCGCGGTCGACGGGGCCGCGGCCCTGTCGTGCGATCTTCTCGTCGGAGACGATCGTGTCGAGGCCCCACTTGTCGGTCTTCGCCGAGACGACGGTGCCGTCTTCGAGGACCACGAGGGGGAACTCGCCGAGCGGCTCGATCGCCTCCGGGTCGCTGTTGGCGAAGACCGGCTCGCCGGTCTCGTAGAAGATGCCGCCGCCGGTCGCGTCGAACCGCTGCGGGAGCAGGTAGTCGGCGATGAACCGCATCTTGGTGATGTCGGCGACGCGGCGCGCGATCAGACGCGGGTTGGACAGCAGAAGGTGCAGCTGCTCGACGGAGAGCGTCCCCGTGGGGTGCTTCACCGGGTAGGTGTAGGACACGTCATCTCCTCTCAGATGAACAGGACGTCGATGACGTCGTTGTCGGCGGTCGCCGCCTCGAGGGCGAGACCGATGGGGTTGACGGTCGTGCCGACCGTCTGGATCTTCCCGGCCGCGGCCGAGGAGACCTTGACGCCCGCGGCGATGGCGCCGTTGGCGGTCAGCTGCTGGACGCCGCCGGCGCGGGTGAACACGGTGACGCGCTCCCCGGTCTTGGCGTCGCGGCTGGCGACACCGACGACGGCGGCCGAGTCGGCGCCGGCGGGGCCGACAGTGCGGTTCCCGGTGATCGCGACGAGGCGGCCTCCGGTGACATCGGCGGATGCGGTGAAGGTCACCGCCTGGCCGGGCTTGAACTTGGGCAGGTAGTCAGCCATCTCAGGCCTCCGTCTCGTCGTTGCCGTACGCCGCGGCGTACAGGGCGTCTTCCGCGCTGGTCAGCGTGTCGGAGTGGCCGACCTCGTTGACCGCGACGGCGGTGTTTTTCGGGAGCGAGGCGAGGACGGCGGCGTACTCCGTCTCGTCCTTGTCCAGACGCGCACGCCAGTCAGCCTTCGACTTGGGCGTGATGCGGCCGTCGCTCATCGCGTCGGCGATGATGCCGTCGCGGCGAGTGCGGTCCTGCTCGGCGCGAGCTTCCGCGCCGAGGCGGGCGTTGGCCTGGGTCTGCTCCCAGACCGTCGCATCGACCGCGACCGTACCCTCGGGCAGGCCGGTGGATGCGGCGGATGCCGCCGGGGTGTTGGTGGCCTGCTCCTCGAGCGCCTCGTCGACGGCTGCGAGCAGCTCGTCGTCAGAGGCGTTGGCATCGGTCACGCCGAGCCGCTCGCGGAGGCCAGCCGTCAGATCGCTGTAAGCCACAGCTTCTTCCTTTCGGTTGGGTTCACCCGGCTCGGGCGAGCTCGGGAGTTCGGGCTGCGCGCGAGTTGCGGCGCGCGGCGGGATGAAGGGGGCGGATGCAGCCTCTCGGCCGGGGTGCTGCCAGCCGAAGACGCGTGCGGCGTCGGCGATCTGGACGACGTTGCGGGGCGTCTCAGCCTCGGCGTCGTCGTCATCGTCGGTGTGCAGCACGGCGACGCGGTCGGCGAGTCCGGCTTCGACGGCCTCTTCGGCCGTGTACCAGGTCTCGGCTTCCATCGCGGAGCGCCACTGCGCGGCATCGCCACCCGCGCGCTGGGCGTACAGCCCGGCGAGAGTCTGCGACAGCTTGTCGAGACGCTCGGCCGCCTTCTGCAGCACGGAAGCCTGGCCCCAGGCGATCGACCATGCGTCGTGAATCATCAGGCGCGACCCGGCGCCCATGACGATCTCGTCCGCGCCGAGGATGACGATCGTCGCGGCCGACGCCGCGAGGCCGTCGACGAACGCGGTCACCTTGGCCTTATTGCGCGCGAGCGCGTTCATGATGGCCACGCCGTCGTCGGCGATGCCGCCGGGCGAGTTGACGTACATGGTGATCTCGTCGGCGTCGAGTGTGTCGAGCTCGCGCACGAGGCTGGGCGACGCGACGTCGTCCCACCATTCGTTGCTGCCGATCGTGCCGTAGACGTGCAGCACGGCGGAGCGAGTCTCCTCGTCGTGCTGCAGGCGGAACCAGTCGCGGCCGGCGAGCAGGTCTCCGATGTTCGATGTGGTGCTCATGCGGCCTCCTCGGCGCTGGTGGTAGTGGGTGCGGCGGTGAGCAGGTCCTCGACGGGGAGTCCCCACCGGTCGCGGACGTATGCCCGCAGTGGCTCGTCAACGACGAGCGCGCCGCACTCGATGAGTGCCTTGATGACTTCGGCGGTGACCTGCTGGCGTTCGCCGATCGGGGCAGGCACCAGGCGCGGTGCAGGTTCCTCGGGGCCCCAGTTCGCATCGACGAGGTCTTCGATGACGTGCTGGTCGACGACATCGGCGAGGTGCTCGGCGATCGTGTTGAGCGAGTCGGTGAAGAACCCGCCGAGGACGTCGCTGAGCGCGTAGGAGCCCTTGGAGTTGTTGCCGCCGAGGTTGAGGAAGTTCGCCAGCACTGCGCGGGCGATCTGCTCGTCGTAGTAGCGGATTGCCTGGTCTGTGTCGGGCAGCTTCCCCGTGACTCCGACGAACTTCAGCTCGGCGCCATGCGGGAGACTGACCCCTGCGGCGTCGCCTGCGCGGGCCTGCTTCGCGATCTTTTCGTTGTTGGCGATCTGCTCGTCGAGCCAGGCGACCGCCTTGTCGAAGTCCTCCCCCTCGGGAAGCGCGGCGGACGTGATGACCGGCAGCCCGAGGCCGTTGCGTTCGGCGGTGAGTGCCTGGATGCGCAGCACGCGGTCCTTGAGCACGAACATCTTGTAGGCGGCGCGCAGCAGCGACTCACCGATCCAGTTCGCCCCCTCGCGTTCGTTGACGAACGCGACGATGCGGTCGACCGGGATCCGCACTTCGCTGCCACCAGCGACTCCGTGCTGCTTGATCGCGACGAGTCCGCCGTCCTTCGCGACCTCGATGTCGGAGATCGTGCGCGGCGGGCGCCAGGCGAGCTTCGCGATGTGCGCGAGTCCGTCGTCGCCGACCGTGTACACCTGCTCGAAGAAGCTGTGTCCGTAGACGAGCTCGAGCAGGGCGAGGCGGAGGAACTCGTGGAACGAGAACCGCTCCTTGCGGCGACGGGGCGCGACGAACGGCTTGCCCTTCACCGCGAGCCCAAGATCGCGAGCCACATGCTCAGTGACCTCGTCGCGGCATCCGGATCCGTCGATCACCCAGTCTGTGCGGAGGATCGGGAGGGTCACGGCGCGCAGCACGGATTTGACCTGCGGGTCTTCGCGGCGCATCCGGTCGAACACGTTGTTCGACTGCGGCCACTGCAGATCCGGGTTCCGTTCACCTACCCAGGCGAGCAGCGATGCCCACGTGACGACTCCGGGGTCCGCCTGGTATCCGATCTCAGCCAAGGCGGACCTCCTTCTCAGAATTGGAACGTCGCGAGGTTCACCTCGTCACGGTCGACGTCGTCGCGGGGAATCACCCGGGCGGAGGGCGCGGGCGGCGTGCGCTTCTTCGGTGTCGCCTCGGACTTGAGAACGCCCCACAGTGCCCACGTGATGGCCTGCGCCATCGTGACGGGCTTCGTCGGATCGGACTGCTCCCAGGTCAACCCGGCGCGGCCGATGTTGCGCGTCGTCGCGAACTCGAGCGACTTCGTGACCTCGGCCTGCGGGCGGTGCGGGACGAGTCCGGCATTGACGTGCTCGATGAACAGCGTGTGAGCTGCGGCGATCTCGTCGAGGTTCATGGCGAGGTACTTGACCTTCGCCTGGTCGAGCGCGGCGATCACGGCCGCGGCGTTCTTCGGATCGAGCACGACGAGCGCGTTGCCGTGCTCGGCCTTCAGCTTCTTGAGCATCGGGGCGATCCAGAGGGTGCCGCTGTCCGTGTGGAGGTGCTCGACGGCGATGGTGTCGGTGTCGGCGCGGACGGCCGCCCCGATGGTGCCGAACCCGCCGCCGCGCCCGAGAGCGAGGGACAGCACGACGCCGTCGCCGGTCACTCCGGCGTCCTCGTCTTCGTGCCGCTTCCACACTTCGAGGTCGAGAGCTGAGAGCTTTTCGGCGACGATGACGCGGCGTGCGGGCCAGATCGACAGGCGCTGGCGGGCGAACGCATCGGGGCTGGTCTGCCCCATGCGATCCCAGTCGTCTTGAATCGTCTTCCACGCGAGGCGGATGCCGAGGCCCGGGTTCGCCTCGCGCCACGCGTCCGCGCTGCCGAGGTCGATGTTCTTCATCGCGTCGGGGTGGTCGGAACCGACCGGTGTGTGTTCGATCCATCCGGTGCGCTCGAGGCCGCCCTTTCGGCCGCGGTCGCGCAGGCCCTCGAAGTACTCGCCGTCCTGGTCTTCTTTCGGGACTGTGCCGGTGAAGAGCACCTGCTTGTTCGGGCTGGCATCCGTCGCCGGCAGGAGCGCCTCGAGGATCGTCAGCGGCGTGTGCTGTGCCTCGTCGACGATCAGCACGTCGTAGGAGACACCAACGCCGGCGGCACCCGTGCGGGTGAAGTAGACGATGCGGTTGCCGTTCTTCAGCTCGATCGCCATGTTGCCGTTGCCGGTGGAGATCCCGGTCACGCCCTGAGCGGTCTGCTTCCCTCCGCCGACGAGCTCGGCGCGCAGGATCGGCGAGGCGAGGATGATGCGGCGAGCGCGGCGGAATGCCTCGCGAGCGGTGGGGCCTTCGTGCGCGGTGTGGCCGATGAGCTTCGGCGCGCCGTCCTCGCGAGGCCAGAGGAACAGGTGAGCGAGCTCGTACGGTAGAAGGATGTTGCCCTTGCCCTGCTGGCGAGAGACCAGGATCCCGAATTCGGTCGCGGCCCACTGCCCCTCTTCGTCGATCGATGCGACGGCCTCGAGCGCGCCTTCCTGCCACGGGTCGCAGCGGATGGCGGCGAGGTCGCAGATGTCGAGAATGTCGTCGAGGAGGGTGTCGACGCGGCTAGCCGGTAGCGCCCGAACCCGTGGTTCTTGCAGCCCGAGCAGCGCGGGCTTGGGCGAGTTGGTCGGCAAGGCTGAGCTCCTTCGGCGCATCCGCAGGCCCGCGCACGGCCTCGACGGCGGCGCGGAACTCGCGGGAGATCGGAGCGAGCCGGGTCGGGTCTGATGCGGCGATCGTCGTGAAGGCGGTCCGCAGCGTGTCGACGATGAGCTTCATGTCGTCCTGCTGCTCCGCGTCATCACTGGGAGGCGCATCGGGCGTCGACACGAATGTCGGCGTCCGGGGTGCGCGTGGCTTCGACCGCTTCGACGGCTTCCGGCCGGCGTCGGCGTGAGCGCGGCGGCAGGCTTCGTCGACTTCGACGCCCTCGCGGAGGTGTCGACGGTACGCGGCGTCGGTGCCACAGGGGGCCTTGGGGCGTCCCATCGCACTCCCCCTAGTCTGAATTCCCCCATGCGCCGTTTTTACCTGCGGAGAGAGCCGCCAGGACCGCGCGGGAGGCTGGCAGCCCCGGGCCGACCCTGGATTTTTTGACGATCCGCGGGTCGGCCCGGGTGGGGTGATTGGTTGATGGGCTCAGAGGAGCCGTGCGACCTTGATGAGTCCCCAGGCGAACGCTGCACCGAATCCGAGGATGATGAGCGACACCGAGGCTGCCAGAGCCCAGACGATGAGGGCCCACGGGATCATGACGCATCCCCGGATGAGGTGGCGAGCGACGGTGCGGCGTTCACCATCAGATCTTCGACCACAGCACGGTCGAGGCCGGGCGCTTCGATGATCCCGTCGGCGACGATGCCGACCGAGGCATGCGGGCTGCGCGGCGTGACGATGGCGACGGGCTCGATACCCAACGCCTCGGCCACCTCGCGGCCGTCCTGCTTCGTCATAGCGAGCACGATGGTGCGGCGGGGCGGGTCGGGGGTGACGTCGGCGGTCTCGACCGACTCGGTCACGGTGTGCTCGACGCTGGCCTCCGCAGGCTGTCCCTCGGCGAGCACGACGTCGACTCGGCTACTCGTGTTCATGGTGACCTCCCGGTCTACGTGGCCGCCCAGATCTCGGTCGCGGCGTGGTTCGACTTTCGGCTGTTGCAGCTCAGGTGCATCGGCACGAGCACCTGCCCGACCAGCGAGCCGCCGTTGTCGATCGCCACGTCATGGTCGGCGGTGAACGACATGCGGTGCCCGGCAGGCAGGTCGGTGTCGATGTGCTCGCCGCAGCCCCACCCCGAGGGTGAGCCGTAGCCGCAGGGGAGCTTCTCGACGCGTGTGCGGCGCTTCAGCGCGTCACGCTTGCGTCGGTACGCGCGGTGGCCCTTGCCGTTGCGGATCGACGCGTTGCCCATCGTCGGCCTCCCGCAGTGAAGGTGTCCGGCCCGCTCAGCCCGCGCGCGAGGTATGTGCGCCGCAGCGAAGGCGAGCCGGAAGCTCATGTGTGCCGCTACGCTCAGCGGAGGATAGGCGCACGCGGCGCGCGGTGAAGCGCGCCCAGAAAGGAATGATCGCGATGAGCACGACCGCCCCAGGCTGGTACCCGAACGGCGACCAGTGGGAGACGTACTGGGATGGCACGCAGTGGACGGACCAGCACCGTGCTGTCGCCCCGGCCGGGATGCCCTCGCCGCCGACGCCGCCTGCAGCGACCACCGCGACGACCACCCCCCCGACCGACGCGTTCACCGCGGATGGAGCGCTGCTGAAGTTCAAGTCGCACATCAACGGGAAGAACGCTGACGTCGCGATCTTCTCCGACCGCATCGAGTGGCTCATGGCGCGCGGCGTCTCCGGTGCGAAGGTGACAGCCGGCGTGCTCACGGCTGGCCTGTCGATGCTCGCGACTGGTGTGAAGAACGGCAAGGCCGGCACCGAGATGATCCCGATGAAGTCGATCACCGGTGTCTCGACGAAGCGTGACGGGATGATCAACACCGTGGTGACCGTGACGTCTTCAAGCTCGGCGATCGGGTTCCGCGTCTCGCACAAGGAGGCCGAGCAGATGCGGCAGCTCCTGAACCAGCTGATCCTCGCCTGACGCGAGGGACGTGGGCGGCGGCTTACTCGTGAGAGGGGCGCTTGTGCGGGGCTAGGTACCGCGTGCCCGGGCCCGTCCAGACCCCGCCGCCACTCCGAGTTGAAGGAGGCTGGCCGCCGATACGATCGGCTCATGCTCGCCTTCTTCGCCGCACTCGTTCCGGTGCTCGCCTCGCTCTACGTCGCGGGCGGGACCATGCGCGACCACTTCGCTCAAGCTCACGCCGCTCGCGTGTCGGCACGCATCTGGGCGCGGTACGAGGCGGAAGTGGCTGCGGTCGAGGATGGCGATCCCGCAGTCTCCGCGAAGTTCCAGGCGGCTACTGAGCGCCGGATGATGCTCCTCGAATCGAACGGCGTGGACCCATGGGTGGGCACGGTGCGAGCTCTCAACGCGTCGGCAATGCCGCCGATGCCGTCGACTGTCGAGCTACGTCGGCAATGGGTACTGCTGGCATCCGCCGTCGTAGGCGTCGTGCTGCTCGCGATCGAGTTGCTCTCTTCCTGAACGACGAAAGCCCCGCCGGAATCGGGCAGGGCTTCGGTCATAGTTCAGGTGCAAGCACAGCTTAACACACCGCTCGGAAGAGTTTGAAGAGTTTTCTCAGACCGCCCCGACGGCGTGCTGCACACAAAGTCCGAGACTGTCGAGGAAGAGAGACGGGCGCCCGCACTCGGTGCAGTGCTCACGAGCGACCGGATGCCGGCGCTCGCAGGTGCCGCAGGCCTCGATCGGCATCCCGGTCGGCGTGGTGGCCCGGCTCGGCGTGGCGATCGAGTTGAGCCCGGTGAGCGCGACCACCTCCCCCCGCGTGGCGGCGAGGTCGAGGCGGTCGCGCCGCCACTGCTCGAGACTCATCGCTGCGGCCGGACGTACACGGGAGCGTCGAGCGTGATGCTCTCGGCGTTGTACTTCGCCACCGTGAGGGTGTGACCCCACGCTGGCGTGTTCACGAAGCCGTTCTTGCCGAACTGGTTCGGGTGCTGCGGCCGCTCGCCGGTGGGGAGGAAAATCTCCCAACCGAGGGCGACGTTGGCCGACTTGCGGATAATGAGACCGTCGCCTCGCATGTACTCGGAGCGGCCGACCTTGATCCAGGTGAGGTCGGCGTGGTGGGCTGCGTTCTGGGCGGGAGCGGTGTTGGCGAGCATGTAACCATTGTTACAGGATTGACGACGGTCTGCAACCACAGTTACAGTCTCGCTATGGACACCGACCCCACCCTCGAAGCGCTCGCCGCCTTCCAGCAACGCATGAACGCCATGCCCAGCGCCCGCGCCAGGCTCATCGCCGACGCACGCGCCGCCGGCCACTCCTGGCCCGCCATCGGCCGAGCCCTCGGGATGAGTCACGTCGGCGCGATGAAGGCCGGGGCCGTCATGCTCAGCGGCGCAGACCTCGTCGACCAGATCGCCGGGCAGCTGCGCGAGAAGGGAAGCGCTAAGTACCTGACCGACAACCCCGGAGAGCAAGAGGAGTGGCGGAAGGCAGCCCGGGCAGCCGGTCGGAAGCTGAAGCGACGCATGTACACCCATGTGCACAGCGACAGCGTGGTCGCCTTCCTCGAGGATTGACCGGACCATCCGCTTCTCGCTCTCGGTCATCGCCGATCTTCGTTCTTGGTCTTGCGCGGCCGCCCGACCCTGCGGCGCATCGTGCGCTCGGCGGCGAGGACCGCGTCACGCTGGAACCGGCCAGGGACCGGCGACTGCAGCACGCCCGCGTCGACCCAATTGCGGATCGTGCGCTCCGTGCGGCCCGCGACACCCGCGGCCTCCTGCAACGTCAGCCAGACCTTCATGCGACCTCTCCCCGCTTCCGGGC